CAGCCTCTCTGCCCACCACGGCTTGCACATATACACAGTTGTCGCAATTATCTAGACAGTTCACACATACCAAATACATCTTAACAGCCTATCTAGGATACAGATCAAGCATTTACAAAAGAATGGATGTTAAAATAGAAGATGATCGTATAATCGTTCGTTTTATTCCTTTAAGTAGAGAGTACTCATATCCTTCAAGCTACTCATTGAATGAAGCATTGTTGGCGGCTTATGCTGCTGCGGAATCTGAATACGTTATGGATGAGATGTCAGGTCGTATAAGTCTTAGATACACTAAAGAAGACTTTACTAGTACCTATGCAGAGATGTTCTTGGCTATACAAAAGCAACCTAATTGGCTGAATATCAAACCGCTTTTTCACGTCACTAGAAAGCAGAAAAGTGTTCCTTTGCGAACACCATCTGACGGAATGAAAGCTATGACTATGGATTACCAATCGTACCTTGAACAGGCTGCTAAACGTTCTAATTTACCTGTTCCTGTTGGTATGACGTATAGGTTGTTTGGATCTAATGAGCACTCAGATGCTTTTGTCAAGCAAGGAAAGGATAATCTGACGCCTGAGAAATTTGTTCATTCCTATACTAAGTATGGTAAAGCAGTTAAAGATTTGCCTAATCCTAGCACTGCTCTTAGCACATACCTAGCAAAAGGCTATATATTGTTACAACAAGCTATGGGTATGCGTAAATTTAAAGGAAAGATCAAGTTTGATTTTGAGATTGAAGAAATTGATGACATTCGTCTTAATACCACATCATCAGGGATGCGTGCAGGATTAGATTTCGTTATGGACCTAGGAGGAATTAAAGTTCGTGTTGTTGTTAACGGTACGAAAGCACTTCAATCTTTTTATGCTACCGATTTAGCAGAGAAAATTTTGGAGATGATTCTTAGAGGAGAAACATTACAAGTAGTCAAAACTTATGTCGACCAGGCTTGGAAAATAGAGTTTAAGGATGAGATTATTGCTAAGATAGCTAAAAATGCAGCAGAGGCTCATGCGTTTAATCTTAAAGTCAGAGATTTTTTTATTCCTAGTACAGTTAGTTATTTGCTTGCCTACATAGCTCAAAAGGATAGGCAAGTATTTGAACGTGGAAATATTATTAAAATAGGGCATAAGTGGTGGAATGGAGGAGCTCAACACATAGCAGAATTCGTGAAGGCTAATGATCCTGATATGTGTTTCGATGATGCAGATTTTCAAGCTCTAGATACAACACTACATCGTACACTTCTTGATATGTATTCTGCTAGCGCCTTGTTTTACTATGATCAAACTCACTCAGGTTATAATTTTATTCGAAACTTGGTCAAGATGACAGGAGAGCTTTTAGCTGTTAAACATACGCATTTGCACGGTAATGTGTGGCGCACTATTGTAGGTGGGATGCCGTCTGGTGCTTTTCAGACATCTCATGGAGACTCGTGGTGTGTAGCTGTTCTTTGGTACTCATTTGTTGCATTTACCATGGGTCAGTATCCGCAATTGGCAGCTAAGATATCTAAGGCGCTTGAAGCAGGAAGGATTGGTATAGTAGTGTATGGAGATGATGCTATATACTTTTACGATCGCATGTTTAAGCATGTACTTAATCTTAATTTGTTTTCTAAGTGGTTGGAGTTCAATTTCGACATGATACTTAGAGATGTACGTGTAGACATTCCTTTTTTTTCAGTTCCGGATCAATTTGGAGAATGTACAGAAGGAGTTGTTTTTCTTAAACGCCATTTTATCCTGACTCCGCCTATGTTAAAGAAGAAATACCCGGGAATAGCTGATGTTTTGCCTTATAGAGGTGTTAAAAGTGCTGAAGCCAAGTTAGTTTACGGTTCAACATCATCTCGTAAAACGGTTCAATGCGAGCTCCTTGGACTGGTAGGCGCCGCTTATGATACTTTTGGAACCAACGTTGTACTTCACCATTTTATCCGTAATGCATTTGAGCGAATTACGGTTGTCCGCAAAGATATTACGTTTGAAGATATATTAGCGTCAGACTCAGGGAAGTTAAAGAAACTAACAGCCCGTCTTGGAATATCTTTGGATGAGATCACACATTCGTTTCCTACCATTGATGATCTCATGAAAAGACATATTTATCAAGCTCCTATATTCAAACCTGTTATGTCCTATAAGCTAGCAAATATTAAGGAGATGGGATTTGTTGGTGCTTGTTTCTTATGATGTGTAAGCA